CCTGTGGAAGGCGAACACGAACAGCACGTCCATCAAGTGCAGCTGTCTGTTTGATGTATTTGTCCCGCTGATCTGTGTCGAACTGTCCGCGGACGACATCAAGAATCCAGATGCGACCATCAGAATCTCGACCCATCTTGACTCCGACGGTATAGTCGCCGCTCCCTGCTGTCGCTGCGAGGTCCCAGGCGCGTGACATCTTCTGGAGGTTTGGTGTCGATGCTTCGATAGTGATGCGTTCGGCCTTGAAGAAGCTCCCCTCCCGTGGCGTCGGTCTCTGCTGGTACAAAGCACTCCAGCCATAATCGCCAGAGTTTGCGACCATGACCTCCTTGATGCGTCCGAGTTCCTTGACGTCGTATCGTTCAGGCCAGAGCGCTTCGCCAGGCATTCGCCCGATCTGGTCAGACTCTTCGGCAATCGCCGGAAGGTTCAACACTGTCCATCGATGCGGTTCGCTCGAGATCGCACGGCTGGTGATGTCGTCGTGATGCCATCGTGTCGACACGATGATGAGAGCGCCCTTCGGTTCTAGACGTGTATACAGGTCGTCCGTGTACCAGTCCCACGCTTTGTCGCGAAACAGTGCGGATTCGGCATCCTCGCGACTCCTGATGGGGTCATCGATGATGATGCGTCTGAAGCCCACACCAGTCGGAGGAGAGCCGACACCACGCGCCATGAAGGTTCCTCCCTCCGGCATGGACCATTCGTCCTGTGCGGTGTTGTCCTTCGACAGTTTAGTCCTGGACGAAACGATCTGTCTGGACTTACGACTGAAGCGTCTCGCGATGCGCTCATTGTAAGCAGTGACCAGCACGTTCGCGAACGGGTCTCGCTCGATGCAATAGGCGCCATAGCGCACGGTTACTGTTTCGGTCTTGCCATGACGCGGTGGCATGTGAATCGCGAGTCGGTCAATCTCGCCACGTTCCACTGCGTCCAAGTGCGAAGCGATGGCGATCAGATGGCGAGCTGTGTACGACCAACCATTCGGGAGCGTATCCCGTAGGTAATCTAGATAGCAGACGGCAGTCTGTGCGCTAGTTACTGTCCGAAGGTTCGGCAGCTGCGGAGAGAAGTTGAATCGAGAAGTTCGCAATGCGCTCATGGAGAGCTGCAATTTGGGCAGCTGATTGGCCATTGATATAACGCTCACTTTGCGCTGTTCGTGCTATCGCCTGTAGCGCCTTCAGGCTGTCCTCAAGCACAGATGTCAGGAGATCATCAAGTGACTTTGTCGGAAGATTCGTAACATCTTTATGAGTACGAACAGGTTCGACTGGTGCCTTCATCCTGTTGCGAATCGAGTAGATCGTCGTTTTAGGTAGCCCACACAATCGAGCAATTACCGCCGGACTTTGACCTGCAATCAAAGCCGATTCAACTTGCGCCAGTATTTCTGGATCTGTAGTGTTACCCCTTGCCATGATTCTATTCTGGCGCATCCTGGCGCACTTTGCGCCTATAATGCATCTGTCCGTGGCATAAGTAGCACAGCACTTGTACGTCTTCCATCAGCTCACCGCCGAGTCGAATGTATGTCAGATGATGGACATCGAGTTTGAATCCATCTTCCTGACGCCTTCCACACTGCTCACAAGCACGACATGCACGCTCGAGTGCTTTGGTCCGAATATCCTGCCATCGCTGGCTTCGCATGTACTTGCGTCGATAGTCTCGCCATGTCTCATCGACAACTGCACTCGAAGCGCCTATGGCCTTGAGCAAACTGTAAGTGTTTGCCCAAGGCTTAGCCATGATGGACGTTATGATTTTGTCTGTGTCCACTTGATCTCGTCCTTTACAGGATGAAACTCTCCGAACATCCAATCATCAGCAAGCATCCATTCCGGAAGCATCGTTATTCCCTGGATTGTCTTGGACTCACCATCCGCATGCATCACAAACGACTCGTACAGATCGCAATAACGAACATATACGGAATGCTCCCACGACGAACGTGTGATTGGCTTGCCATACATCAATGGCTCAATTACTTCTGAGAATTTCATTCGATCACCGTCCAATCTCGCGCCAGGATATCGGTTCCTGTCAATGTGGCGAAGCCCTTCGAGATCCATTGGTTGTTACCCGTCAGCTCATAGCGCATGAGCGCACCTTCGACGAGTCGCAGTTTCCAACGCGCTCCATCACGTTGCACAGCTGCACCAGCCCGCATCGATTCAATGATGGTCCCGAATGCTCTTCGTGAATAGCCGACATTCACGCCTTTTCCGCAGATCTGAAAATAATCGACACGGAGCGATGGTTCGGTCGACAGCCACTTATTGAACCGTCGTAAGTCAATGCCATACTGTTCGACTGCTTGACGTTTGTCCACGCCTTGCGTGACAAGTTTAGCCACACCGTGAACTATTTCCCTCTTCTCGCCAAGCGTGTGCACGATATCCCGTGGCGTTGCCTGACCACCTTTACCAATCTCGTTAAGCCATCTTGAAACTACAACCCGTTGCATTCCAATCATTTGAGCTGCTTTATTAATGCTGTGTCCTTCAGCCATCAATCGCAGGACCTTGTCAAGCATCTCTGCTTTTTCTTCTTCTTTGTACATCGTTACCATTCCCTTGAAGTAAAACACCAGGCACTTCATAGCGGTGGAAGTGCCTGGTGCGACAGCGAGTGTGAAAGCGCAGAAGTTACTCGCTGGCGTCTTCACCGAATGGATCTTCGATGTCTTCGTTGATTGTTGGCTGTGCGATCTTGGTGAGTTTCTTCTTCGCAGCCACAGGAGAGACGGACACGATGGCGTTTGTCATGTTGCCACGCGTGTTCAGTTTCGCATCGACATTGACCATCCACTGCTTTGCGAGCAGGTTATTGATGTCAAGCTCGTGAAACTCGGCCTGTGTCAAACGACGGCCCAGCATGCCATCGAGCAGGATTGTCAGTGCCTGGCGGTCGTTGCCATATCCCTGACGGGTGTACTTGAAGAAGCGGTAAGCGTTGCCAGCAGAATCGCCGTATTCGGTCGATTCAAACGTGAACTTGAAGTTCGGAAGCATGACGTTCGGATCATCGTAGGATGGTCGGTCTACAGACTCGACACTCGCCAAACGACAGACGTATGCACCAGCTGGTGCTGCTTCAAACTGTGAGGAGCCATCGCTGAACGATGCGCCAGAAAAGAAACCCATATCTCAATACTCCTTTGGTCAAAGACCACTCTAATGTGACAGTGCTGGACCAATCACCATACCAGTAAGTTATTCTCCCAACACTGCCAAGTTGACATTATCAAACATCGAACGATCTGTCAAACATTATGTCGATGCTGTTCTGTGTGCCAGCGTAAGCGTCCGGCACACAGGAACAGTTTCGACTTATACCCCTAAGCCAGCACGCGTCTAAACATGCTGGCAGGGGGGTTTCCAAAGGGGGGATTTTCCTGACCTGTTCCCGTTTTCTTATCCTTAAGGGCGGAACAGGTCGGGAACAGGTCGCGGGAACAGGTCAAACGCCTATAAAAGACCCGTCGGACGGTATTGTTTTGCGTTGCGTGGACCCTTGTCAAACGACACAATTCGACTCGCTTCGGGGTCCGCTAGTGTGGCAGAAACGACCGACTTACGACCGCCACAAAGTTCCGCCAGACGCGCCTGAGAAATACCTGGTGAATCACTGATCAGTTCAATGAGCTTCGTCCGAACTTCCTGTGTGATGGCTTCGCTCCTGGCACCAGCGTCGAGTGTCCTGACCTTTGTTAGACCTTCCTCGTCGCGAATCTCGAAGGTCACATCGATGGCATCGTCGTCACTGATTAGACGGCCCTTTGTGACGTACATGCGATACAGCCCATTGGCCTGTTTTTCGACGCTGTACGCCATGTCAGCAGCTGCGACAATCTCCGCAGCGCCTCGCATACCTTCGTGTTTGACCGTTCCATCGGTGCCACCTTTGCGGTTGTGGTGTGCGATCAGGACAGTGATTCCGACGTCGAGCAGTTTCTTGAACGAGTCGTACAACTTCCGCATCTGGCTGTTGTCGTTTTCGTCGAGACCATGCACACGCACCAGGGAATCAATCATCACCAGCCCAATGTCGTTTGCTTGACAGTGTTTCACGATTCGTTCGACGTCGAGCACATTGTCGAATCTGATGCCGACACGGTTCAGATAGCCCATTCCTTCAGCCGAGCGCATTCCGAGCTTCCTGAGCCGTTGTAGGACCTTTTGGACGCCCATCTCTTCATCAATGTACAAAACCTTGGTCTGTGGAATGTCAAACTCTGACAACCATTTGTCACCGAAGACAGCTGCACGAATGAGATCGCACATCACCCACGTTTTCCCACTGCCCGGAGGCGATGACAGATAATGAAGCCCACCTGTCGACAGCACGTTCGGAATCAGCCAGGACTGTGCTCCGAGTTTGCCCTCCTCAACTTCCATCCGTGACCAGTCCCAGACCTCCCATGGTGCGATGGTCTCACCGCCCGGCAAATCGTCCGGCACATTCCCCTGTGCCCACTGAACCCAGAAGCGTCCAGTCGTCTCGAGAATGGTCTCGTGCTCGAGTGCTGGTTCACAGTAAGTGTCTGACCACCATGTACTGAATACGTTCGCCTGGTCAAGCGAGAAACGCTTTGCCCGGAGGAATCCGAGCAGTGTGACCAGCGCATTGTTTCGTCCGCCGAACGGTCCACCTGATGCTGGATGCGGTTGGAACAGTCTGTCCCAGTGATGCTCACCGTGAGCTACAACGCGAGCATGCGTCGCCATGTCTCCGGCCACCATGAGCCGGAGATCGTCTAGTGAAAGTTCTTCCATCTAATCCTCTATTCCGATAAATCCTGCGTGTCCAGCGCAGTCATCAACAATACACTGACATCTCGAGCATGGTCAACCATCCCCATGACGCGCATCTGCTCGACACCGACCACTGCATGATTGAAGCAATAGAGCAGGTAGTCGCCGTGCTTGTACTTGCCAAGATTCCAGTTGCCTCGCTCGCGCTTCGGAAGGTCGTTCGCTTTGGCGGCGATTAGTAGACGCGACCACTCATCGCCCCATGGATGAGCGGTTTGTGTCTCCTTGACGATTCTGGAGGCTTCTGGCGGATACTTTGCGAGTTCGA